CGCGCCCCGCTGGACGCCGAATACCGGGAAAAGCGCGCCCCGCTGGACGCCGACTACGAGGCCAATCGCGCCCCGCTGTACGCCGACTACACATCGCGGTTGTCCATGCTCACCGGATACGTCCAGGCGAAGAATTGAGGAGGCGCCATGGTACCCCCTGTTTTGATGGTGCTGGCTGGTGTTGTGGTGGCGGTGCCACTGTCGGCGGTGCTGGAGCGGGCGATGCGGCAGAGCGGAACGACACAGAAAGCCCTATGTCATGACCTCGGCAAGTCACAGTCGTTGGTGAGCCGCATCCTGAGCGGTGAAAAGCGGTGCGATCTGGGCGCGCTGTGGCAGCACACTAGCCCGGCGTTTCGGGCGGCGTTGGGCGAAGCGATGGCTGATCTGAGCGGCGCGGAACCCCGGCTGACCCGCCGCACACTGCGGAAAGAGTTGGTGCTGTTCGCGCGGCTGATGGTCGGCCGGCCGCACGCCTGCCGGATGTTCAACACGGATTCCAAGGGAGCGCGCGTATGTGCATGACGAGCGGACTGGTGCTGGCGGTGGCGTATGCGTCGAGAGCCTACGCCCACATGGCCCCGGCGGGGGTCGTGATTCTGGGGCTGGTCGCGGTGGCGCTGTTCACGTTCCGGCGTGACGCCCGGGCGGCGGATGCCTGGACGCGGACCAGCGCGCAGATCACGGGCCGGTCGGTGGTGGCGGCGGTGGTCGTCGTGGGCCTGATGCTGCTGTTCGTGGCGCGAACGAACGTGGCCGCGTCGTGCGGCGTGCCCTACAACCCGTGCGGCTGCTGCTTCAACCCGCTGGAGCCGCGTTGGTGGTGCGAGTTCTGGACCGGCTGCACTTGTCCGTAGGCGCGCGGTCTGACGAATGTGGCCGGGGCGGGCCAAGTTCAGTAACGGTGGTCTGGTCCCGACGTAACCGGTGTTGGTGGCACTGGTTGTTCGTAGTGACGATGAAACGCGGTGTGTTACCGCGTGGCCCGTCCCGGCTGCTGGGTTCGGTGATGCAACGACGCGGGGAGGATGCGATGCCAGTTCCCATCAATACGCGGCTGCTGCGTGAGGCGCTGGACCGGATGCGTGACGCACGCACCGCGCTAGACGCCGCGCACAAGGCCGCTGATCGCGAAATGAGCGATGTGCTGGTGATCAGCCGGTGCCTGATCGACGAGATCGCGCAGCGCCAGGCCGAGCGCACGGCCAACGTTGGTCTGCTGGAGGCGTTGGAAGACGAAGGCGTACGGCGGGAAGCGGCCGAGCAGGAGGCGAACCGTTTGCGGGCGAAGTTCGCGCATGTGCCCGCGTCGTGCCCGCATCGCGCGTATCAGAACGCTTGCGATCACTTCGAGCCGAAGGTGACGTCATGACGCACGGTGGCCTGTTCACGCTCGCGGTGACCGCGCTGGTGGCGTGGGGTGCGCTGGCGGTGGTGTTCGGCCTGCTTATCGGCCACATGATGGCGGTCGGTTCGCGCGTGGATGCGCACAGCCAGGACACCACACAGCAGCGGAGGGCGGCGTAATGGCGCACGAAACCGGACTGACCCGTGATCGGGTGCTGGAGTGCTTCGATCCGGGCGTGTCGCTGATGGTACCGGAGATCGCGCGGATGCTGGGCCTGCACCGCTACAGCGTGCTGTATGCGCTGCGGCAGCTGGCTGAGGAAGGGCTGATCGTCTGCGTCGGGCTGGGGCAGTCGGTGGGGCCGCGCAAGGGCAAGCCTCCGCGACTGTGGCGGCTGGCGATGCGGAGCGAAATGGGGAGGGCGGCGTGATCCACCCCAAGCCCAAGCGCCGCAAGCGCCCGGTGCGTGCAGCCACGCGCCACCGCCGCGCCAAGCTCGCCGGCATCACGGCCATGGGTGGCTACGACTACCAGTGCATGGCGCAGGGGCTGGGCTGTGCAATCTGCGGCTACGCGCCGAAGCCGGGCCAGCGGCGGCTGAACATCGACCATGACCACACCAGCGGCACCGTGCGCGGGCTGCTGTGCGGCCGGTGCAATCGCGGGCTGGCGTTCTACCGCGATGACCACCACAAGCTGATGGCGGCGGCGGTGTATCTGCGGCACGGCTGGCGCGCGGCGTGCGCGTATCGGGATGCGGTGCCGGTGGCGGTGCAGCCGGCTGCGTAGCAGTAGGAGGACACATGGACAGGGTGATTGTTACGAATCCGTTCTGCGGTTTCGCGCATATGTCAGTCTGCGCGGCCAACGATGCGTCAGACGCAGAGATTCTCGCCGTGTGCAACGCCAAGAATCCGGCGGGCACACTGAACGGCTGGTGCGATGTGGTTCGATTCGCCGATGAGAACGGGTTCACCACGCCGAACATGCTGCCGGTTGCCTGCGCCGACCACCCGAACGAACGCACGCACTATATGGTGGCGTGCTGATACGACTGCAAGGGCTCTGGGTGCCAGGGGCGCGGTTGCGGAGCCGGTAAACGCACGAGCAGCGCCCAGCGTTGAACACACGTTCCACATTGGCAGGAGGAACCAATGTATCGGACGACCTACCACGACACACCGCGTCACGGCGACCGTGACCGGATCACCGGCCCGTGCGAGTTGTGCGGGCAGGACGTGACCGATTCCGACGCCGAACGCATGGCGGCGACCTACGGCGAAGTGATTCACACCGCGTGCCTCACCCGTGAGCGCGTGGACTACGACCGCGACGTGATGCTGGCCCAGACCGTGGCCAGCGCGTAACAGGAGGACAGACCGTGGGCATCATCGTGCGCGAACCCGAAAGCAAGTTCACCCCGGCCCCCGAGGGGCTGTGGCCCGGCGTCTGCGTGGACGTGATCGAGCGCCCCCAGCAGCAGACGCCCTACGGCGTGAAGGACAAGATCGAGGTCCGGTGGCAGATCGATGAGGCCAACCCGGACACCGGCAAGCGGTTCGAGGTGCGGGCGTGGTTCACGGCCAGCCTGAATGAGAAGGCGAAGTTGCGGCAGACGTTGGAAACGTGGCGAGCCAAGAAGTTCACGGCCGACGAACTGCGCGGATTCGACGTGGAGAAGCTGATCGGCGTCAACTGCCAGATTCAGATCGTCCACAACCAGGGCGACGAGGGTAAGGTCTACGCGAACGTGCAGGCCGTGGTCCCGGCTCCGCGCGGCGCGGTGCGGCTGTCGCCGCTTGACTACACGCGGGATTGTGACCGCGCCACGGCCGGGCACGCGCCCGCCAACGATCACGCCGACGACGACAACGCGCCGTTCTAGGGGGGCGACATGGCTACCACAGCCAAGCGGCGCGATTCTCAGACCCTCGGGCGCTTCTATGAACTGCCCGAGTCCCGAGTGATGGTGCCTTCCGTCACGCATGTGCTGTCTTGCCTCGGCAAGCCGGCACTGATCAATTGGGCGGCGAATCAGGAACGGGCGGCGGTCAGCGAGGCGGCGGCGGATCTGTACGAGGACATGCGCGACTGCAAGCCGATGTCGCGGATGTCCTACCTGGCGACCCTGCAGGCTCGCTTGAGCAAGGTCAAGGCGCACCAGCGCGAACTGGCGAAAGCGGCCGAGATCGGCACGCAGGTGCATGGTTACATCGAGTGGTCACTGCGGAAGGCGATGGGCCAGGCGGTGCCGCCGGAGCCGCGCCTGTCGTCCGAAGCGGTGGTGGCGTTCAGCCACTTTCAGGAGTGGATGATCACGGTCCACTTGAAGCCGCTGTTCATCGAACAGACCATCTGGAGCAGCGCGGGTGGTTACGCCGGCACGCTGGATCTGCTGGCCGAGGTCAACGGCGTCCCGACCGTGATCGACTTCAAGACGAGCAGCGCGATCTACCCGGAAATGTCGCTGCAGGTTGCGGCCTACATCCACGCGGTGCGTGAAATGGGGTTCGCACAGCCAGACGCCGGAATGATTGTGCGCCTCCCGAAGACGCAGGCCGACACGTTTGAGGTCGGTACGGTCACGGACTGGCTGGAGCGCTACAACGAGTTCCTGGCCGTGCGCGCGATGTGGGATGTTTGGTACGGGTGGGAGAAGGCGTATCAGGACGCCCGGGCCGCGAAGAAAGCCGAGGCGGCAGCATGATCCGCGTGCCCATGCTTGAGGCGCTGCTGCGTGCTGTGGGCCTCAGGGCCAAGCCGGTGCCCCGCCGCACGTTCGCGCGGGGCGAATGCCGCTGGTGCGGCAAGCGGCTGGCCGTGACCAAGGCCGGCGACGTGTGGACCCACAAGTGCCAGCCGGCCAAAAGTGAGGAGGGAATGGCGTCATGAGCGGCACCCATCTGTCGGCGGTGTGCGCGAAGGTCACAGCCGAGTGCGTGGCCGATGCGGTGGTGCGGGCGTGTGGCGAGATCGTCGGCGACGATGACCCGGCCTGCATTGACCCGGATGTCATGGACGCGCTGGCGGATCTGCTGATCGCGGCCAAGCGTTTCAAGCGTGAAACCAGCCGGTGGGCCGAATCGACAGCCCCCGGCGCGGCGATGGAAGCGAGGGCATCATGAGCGGCTACGCGAACCCATCAGGGCAGGACACGGCGGGGGTGATCGTGCTGCGGACGGATCGCACCGACGCGCAGTTGGCCAAGGCGCTGCGTCATCGCTGGTGCTGCACCTGCGGCCATGTCGAGATCGCGGCCAGCCCTGGGCAGTTGCGGGAGCAGGCCCGGCAGCACCACGCGGACCAGCACGGGCAGGAGGCGGCGTAACGTGACGCAGCCCGTTCTTGACTTCACCGCCCATCAAGACCAGTTGGCGCGTGACGCGGGCATGGCCCGGGCCACGGCCCACGCCAACACCGACCACACCGCGTGGTCCGAACGCGCCTACGCCGCGCTGGTGAACTACTGCTGCTTCACGCCGCGCTTTGCGGGCCATGAACTGATCGCCGCTGCCGAACTGGCCGGCGTCCCTCGCGTGGACGGCCGAGCCTGGGGCAGCGTGTTCGTGCGCGCCGCCAAGGCTGGCCTGATCCAGAAAGCGGGGTTCACCATCAACCCACACCGGCACCAGTCACCCACGCCCGTGTGGATCAGCCTGATCTGCGGGCAGGCACAGGAAGGATCTGCACATGCCGCGTAAGCCCACCAAGCCGGCCTACGCGCCGCGCACGATGAAGCCGGTCACGGCGTGGGCGGTCAAGACGCCGCGCAGTTACCATGTCCATTTCAGCGGGGCGGGCGTCACGGTGACGTCGCGCTGGCTGCGGGATGCCTACGCTGTGCAGCCCGGCCAAGGCGAGTCCATCGTCCGCGTGGAGATCCGCGAGGTGCCGCCGAAGCCGAGGAAGGGGAGGATCTGATGCACTGGAGTAGCAAGCTGCGCGCGATGGGCGCGTGTAACGAGGCAGTGGAGTGGGCGCGCACGCAGCCATCGTATGACGTGGCGTGGGCATCCTGCGAGCGTGGGGACTGGATGCTCTGGCTGGCTGGGCGGCGCATCGGATCGCCAGGGAGCCTGGCACATCGCGCGGTCGTGCGTGCGGCGGCGCAGTGTGCGCGCCTGTCGTTGGCTATCTACGAGCGGAGATGTCCCGGAGACGATCGTCCGCGCGTTGCGATCTGTGCGGTGCAGCGGTGGGCGCGCACGGGCAGCGAGCGTGACCGATCCGCCGCCTACGCCGCCGCCGCCGCCTCCGACGCCGCCTACGCCTCCAACGCCGCCGCCGCCTACGCCGCCGCCGCCGCCTCCGACGCCGCCTACGCCGCCGCCGCCGCCTCCGACGCCGCCTACGCCTCCAACGCCGCCGCCTCCGACGCCGCCTACGCCGCCTACGCCGCCTACGCCGCCGCCGCCGCCGCCGCCGCCGACGCCGCCGACGCCGACGCAAGAGCGCGCGTGCTAAAGCGGTGCGCCGGCATCGTGCGGCGCTATGTCGCGCGGCCCGCGCTCGGCAAGCCGAGGAAGCGAGGGGCGAAGTGACCGACCACACAATCGGCAACATCGTCTTCGGCGCGACCGCGCCACCGCTGCGCGTGCAGCTTGCCAGCATGAAACCAAAGCGCGTGGCGCTGATCTTCGAGCAGGAGGACGCGGACGCCATCACGCGGCTGCACATCCACGGGCTGCTGACCGACGCGCAGGCCCGGCAGGCGCGGCAGAAACTGACCCGGCGCATCGAACGGGGAGCAGGGCGATGAGTGACACACAGATTCCGGCGGACCAGCGCCGGGTGTGGTCACACGACGCTCTCGCGCTCGATCTAGCCGGCCATCTGCGCGGTCCGGCGCGGATGGTCTGGTGCGATCTCCAGCTTGGGCCGAGCGGCAGCGTGCGGCCGGATGTCTATACGATTCTGAAGAGCTTCACGCGGCCCGCGCCGACGGCCTACGAGGTCAAGGTGAGTCGCGCCGATTTCCTCGCGGACGTGACCGCTGGGAAGTGGCAGTCCTACCTGCGTTATGCCGAGGGCTGCTACTTCGCGTGCGAGTCCGGCCTGATCGGCAAGGCCGAGGTGCCGACACACGCCGGGCTCATCGTCCGGCATCCGTCCGGGGCGTGGCGGATCGCGCGGCGGGCCACGCTGGCACCCGTCACCATCCCACAGGATGCGTGGCTGAAACTGCTGATAGATGGCGTGGCAAACCAGGCGCTCGCGAACGTGCCGCAGCGCAACCAGTATGCCGCCGAGGCCGCGCTGCGCCGGAAGTTGGGTGCGACGGTGGCGCGCGTGGCGACGAGCCGACTAGCGGTGGAACTCGAAACCGACGCCGCGAAGCGCAGCGCTGAGCTGATTGTGGCGCGAGCGCACCGAGACGCGCAGGCCATCACCGAGCACGCTGAGAAAACGCTTGAACCGTCGATACGCGTGCTGCGCGAGGCGCTCGGGTTGCCGGCCGACGCGACGCCCTGGCAGATCGCGGCCGCCGCGCGGCGGGTCGTGGCGCAACTGCAGGAGCATCCCGCCGTCGCGGCGCTGCGCGGCGCGCACGCGCAACTGACGCGCGTAGTGGCCGAGTTCGCACAGGAGGCAACCTCATGACCGACACACCTATCGCGCCGATGTCCGACGACGAGCTGGCCGCGTGCGAGGCGCGGCTGGAGGCGGCCGAAGCGAATTGCTTGCGCTCGACGCTCGAGAAGTTGGCGGCGGCCATCGGCGAGGCGTGGGGGACGGACGGCCAGCGCGTGGCGACACACCTATCGCCCGGCGATGCCAACCTGGTGGTTGGTGCCCGCAACGCCGACCTCCGCGCCCTCATCGCCCGCGTGCGGCAGGCCGAGGCGGAACGCGACCTCGCCATCGCGCATGACCGCCAGCCGTATCCCACCGCAGATGCTTACGAGCGTGTCTGTGCTGCGCTGCACAAGGCTGAGGCCTATCTGGAACGCAACGGGCATCGGCGCTGTGATACGCCAGCCTGCAATTGCGGGTCGTGGCACGACCACGGGATTGTGCCTCTTATGGAACGCCTCAGCACGGCCCAGGCCGAACTGGCCGACGAGCGTCGAGCGTTCTCTACCCAGTCAGCCAGCATCGTTCAGATCGCACACGAAGCCGGTATCTTGATTCCTCTCGGAGGCATGACGGCTCTCGAAGCTACCGAAGCCATGCGTGCGGAGCTGGCCGCGCTCAAGGCAAGGCGCTGTAACAGCTGCCAGCATGACGATGCCTGTGACATTGCGGCTGAGATGGATAAGGCTCGGATGCACGGGTGGCCTTGCGATGTCATGACCTGCGGCGCGTGGGCCGCGAAGGGAGGCGCGTGATGCCGCGAGCGAAGAATCGGTTCGACGCGAAGGTGGTATTCCCTGACGGCGCTTCGGTTGGCATCCTCGCGCCGAAGGATGGAGCCACCTACGACGACCTGCGGAAGTGCGCCGAGAAGTTCATCGAGTTCGTCGATCACGCCGAGCGCATCGCGAAGGCGAAGGGAGGCGCGTGATGCCTGGTCAGTATGTTGGCCGGTGCTCGCTGTGCGGCGGGCGCGTGGAGTGTCCGATGCACTCAGTGGACCCGGTGCCGACGTGCCGAAAGTGCGGCGCGGTGGCGCGTGACAAGGGGCCTGTCGTTGAGATGGAGCGGCCGACGCGACTCCCTCACGAACCTTGGCCTCTGCCGCAGCGAGGCACGCGATGAGCGCCCAGACCCCGGCGGACGTGCTGCGGGAGGCGCTGGCGGCTGCCACGTCACTGCGCCTCGATTCGCTCATGGTCCGGTTCCTCGCCGGTTACCTGACTCAGCAGGACGTGATCGACTCCGTGACGAGGCGCATCGACGGTGTAGTTGAGGCCGCCTCTGCCGTCCTCGCCGCGCTCGACGCGGCTGAGCAAAAGGCGGACGAACGTCTCTCCCTCATCGCGGACCTGTCCCGCACGGCTGGTCGCGTGGCCCGCATCCAACTCGACTTCGTGGATGATCTCCCTGACCGTGAAGGCAACATCTACGAGCAGGTGCAGTGGCTGATCGAGCAGGCGTACGCGTCGGACGAGCGCGCAAAAGCGGCCGAGCAGCAGGTCACGTCACTGACCGAGGAGCGGGACCGGCTGCGCGAGGACATCGCCGCGTGGCCCGTGTGCGAGGGCCACAAGCCGGGCCGGTGGGACGGCGGCGCTCACTGCGTCGTGTGCGAGGCCCATGAAGCCGTAGAAGATGCGGAGCAGGCCCGCGCCGAACTGACCCGCCGGGACAAGCAGACGTGCGAGACGTGCCAGCACGAAGAGCGTGCGTGGGCTACCCCATGCTGCCGGCTGACGAGGCGCAGTGACGGCGTGCATGTGACCACGACAATCGTGCCGTGCAGCGTGCTCAGCAACCGCTGCGGCGCGTGGGCACCGCGCTTACCGCAGGAACAGGCATGACCCCCGCTGCTTTTCAACAGCCCCTCAAGCGGCGGTATCCTATCCGTACACACGAGAGCCGGGAAGCGCGTCAACGCCGCCCGGCCCTCTTAGCGATGCAGCACACTAGGAGGTGCCGCGATGCCTGCCGATAGTCTACCACCACCAACCCGCACATGCCACAGCCACGCCACGGGGGGCCGGTGATGGCGCGCGAGAAGTCACCCGCGTTTCAGTATTACCCGAAGGATCTCATGAGCGATCCGCGCGTGATTGCGATGAGCGCCGAGACGTTCGGGCTGTACTGGTGGCTGGTCGGAATCTGCTGGTTGGAACAGTCCATCCCCGACGACGCCGACGCTTGCGCGATGCTCTGCCCAGGCAAGACGACGCCTGCGCGCTTCAAAAAACTTTGGCCGGCGTTGCGCGCCGCGTTCGTCCCGAACGGCGACGGAACGCTTCGGCACAAACGGCTTGACGAGGCGCGGTCTGACCAGTGCGATTTCAGGCGCAAAAAGTCAGATTCAGGGAAGATGGGCGCTAGCAAACGATGGCAGTGCCATTCTGCTATACCAAGTTTGCCAATGGCAAACGATAGCTCTGCATCTCCATCTGCATCTCCATCTGCATCTCCATCTCCGTCTGCTGTAGATGCGCCTCCGGCGCGACACGACATGCCGAGGTCAGATGCCGGTCCACCAGCCCGAACGCCTTCCGCGTCTTTGCCTTCGCCCGCGCCCGCCCCTCAAGTGCAGAGCTTCCGGCCCCAGCCGTTGGGCGCACGGGGTGAGCATCGGGCACACGCCGTGTGCGGATGGGTCTGCCTCCCGGCGTTCCTGTGCCGCGAGTTCTGCCAGTTGCGCGGAGGGCCACCAGAGGCAGCGGATGCCTACGTGCGTCAGTGGGCGCTGAAACGCCTCCACGGTTTCGGCGACGATGGCCCCACCGAACCCATCGGCGATTCGCTGCGCTGGTGGCGTGGCGCATGGGCGGCGGATCATGCCACGGCCAAGCCCGTCGCTGCCGGCTGGACCGACGACGATCTACAGCGCGCGTATCGCGAGCGCCAAGCCCGCAAGATGGTGAACCAGTGACTGAGCATGACCTATCCAGTTTCGGCGCGTCATTCCGCCGGCTTGCGGCATCGCTGTCCAGCCGACAGCCAGATCCGCAGACCGTTACCGATGCGTTCGAGGACTGTCGGCAGTTTCCGCTGTCGGTGGTTGAAGCCGCGTTGGAATCGTTGCGCCGGTCCTCGCGCTACATGCCGCGTCCCTACCAGCTGATTGATGCCTGCCACGAAGCGCATCGGGCTGAGGCGTCATCGGCGGGTTACAACGACGTGCCATCGTGGGTGAAGCCCGATCAGGGCGTGTTCTTTTGCGCGGACTGCCAGGATACCGGCTGGATGGTGGGCCTGATCTGCGCTGGCAACGGTGCGTGTGGGCATCGCAGCTGCGGCAAGGCCGAATCCCTGCACAACCGCGTCGTGGACCCGTCGCACGGCTATACCCGCCGCTGTGCGTGCATTACCAGCAATCCAGTCATTGCCCGGCAGCGGGCGCTTGCGGCGCGGCACCAGCGCACAGATAGGGACGCCGCATGAAGCCGGGCGACATGGGCAGCGTGCGCGCTGAGTGGGGGCTGTGGGTGATTGAGTCGGTGCATATCGATTATCGCGGTGCGCCGTGCCTGCTCACCATAGGGCGGGACGGCGTGCGTAGGGACGTGCCAGTGTCGCGGTGGGTGCCGCTGCATTGCAGCGCGTGGGCGTTCCCAACCTGGACCGCCGCTGATGACGCGGCCTTCGATATGGCCTATCAGGGGTGGCTATCCGGTGGGACGCGATGATTCTCGGCCCCGATGGCAAGCCGATACGAAACGGCAACACACTGGGGGCGATACCCGAGTTTGTGATGGCCGAATGTCTAAACCATCTCGCGAAACGGTTGGCGTTCGCTCGATCCATGCCGGTGATGTTGTTGGGTCCAGACGGACGCGCCGTTTCGACTCATGCGAACGGCATCGGCACCACGATACACATTGCCAAACCGAAGAACTGGCCGAGGGGTGGCACGCATGACTAATCCCCCAGGGGCCACGAACGCCATGCGGGGAAGGGGTAAGGTCGGGTCAATCAAGATCGCGGCCCTACGGGGCTGCTAGACGGCAAGGAAAGGATGCAGCACATGGCAGACAGCAACGGCAAGGGAAACAAGGCGGTGGTGAGCGCGCTGGAGGATCTGTTGGGCGGCACGTTCGCGTTCTTCGTGCGGGCGTGGAGCGCGCACTGGAACGTGCGAGGGCCGCAGTTCCATGAACTGCACGCCATGTTCGGCGACCTCTACGGCGATCTCTACGCCGCCACGGACCAGACCGCCGAGAAGATCCGGCAGTTGGGCTACTTCGCGCCGTGCGGGGTTCACGATTTTGCGCGGATGTACGACATGTTTAACGACCCGCACGAAAGCGGCGAGGCGTCGGCGCTGCTGCGCGATCTGGTCACGATGAACTCGGAGACAATCAATCTGCTGCGCGAGGTCTACGACGAAGCGAACGCCGCCGGCTTGCTGGGGCTGACCAACTGGACCCAGGACCGCATCGCCAAGCACGACGACTGGCGCTGGCGGCTCACTGCGCAGCAGGGGCAGTAACCTGCAGCCATGCCAGCCACCGGGCCACGCCTCAGCCTGACCGCCCGCATCCTCGACGTGTTCGACGTGCGGGACAGCCTGACCAGCCGGGTCATCGCGCTACGGCTGGGCGGCTACAATCGGCGTTTCGTGGCGCGACGGCTGCGCCGCATGGAACTGGAAGGCATGGTTATCCGCACAGGCCAGATTGACCCGCCCGCGCCGGGTGGACGGCCCCAGGTGGTGTGGGGGCTGGCCATGCGGCACTGTGGATACTGCGTGGAGCCGGTACATCAACCCTTGCGCCACCCGGCTGCAGGGATGCACCGTAGCACTCAGGATGCCGCGTAAGGGCCAGGGTGATCAGGATCTGCGGTTTGAGGCGGCGCTGGCTGGCTCAGGCCGCAAAGCCCTGACGGTGGACAGCGATGGCGAGGCCACGCTAACACTGATCATCCCGGCGACGGACGCGCTGCAGATCATGACGCGGTTCTACGAACTGATGGACCGGTCGTTCGTGGTCACGATTGGGCTAGACGAACATTAGAAGAATGTTCGAAAAAGATGCCAAGGGGTTCCAATCTTATCGGCAAAGGTGGCCCGGGTAGACCAGCGGGCACACCGAACAAGACCACGCTGGCGATGCGCGAGTGGGCGCAGTCCATCCTTGAGGATGAGCAGGTCCGGGACCGCATCATCCTGCAGGCCCGCGCTGGCAAGTTGCCCCCGCCCGTGCTGATCGAGTTGTGCAACCGGGCATACGGCAAGGTCAAGGATTCGGTTGAACACAGCGGGGCGATGTTCATCGGCTGGCAGGACGAGACGCCGCGCAAGCCTGAATGAGCGAACCTGCCCCGCGCATCGTCATTCCCTACAGCCCGCGCCATTGGGCCAAACCCTTTCACGCCAGCTTGAAACGGTTCAGCGCGCTGGTGCTGCACCGCCGCGCAGGCAAGACCACGGCGGTGGTCAACCATCACCAGCGGGCGGCGCTGGATGACGCATGGGAGCGGCGGCGGCTGCTCTATCTCCGTCCTGAACTCACCACGTCCGAGCAGGACGAACTGATCAAGCCTGCCGGCGGGCGGCATTACGGGCATGTGATGCCGTTGCGGAACCAGGCGAAGCTGGTTGCCTGGGATCGCCTCAAATACTACGCACAGCCCATCCCGGGCGTGCGGTTCTTCGAGAATGAGTTGCTGGTGCGCTATCCGAACGGGCACAAGGTGCAGTTGTTTGGGGCCGACAATCCCGATGCCTTGCGCGGCTTGTCATTCAGCGGCATCAGCTTCGACGAATACTCGCAGCAGCCCGGAAACATCTTCAGCGAAATCATCAGCAAGGCGCTGGGCGACCATCTGGGCTACGCCATCTTCTGTGGCACGCTCAAGGGCAGAGACCAGCTCTACGCGACGTGGAAGGCCGCGCATGACTCGGATGCGTGGTTCGATCTCTGGCAGGACGTGGATGCCAGCCTAGCCACGGAATCGGGCGTGACCATTCAGAACCTGCAGGAAGCGATGGCTGCAGACAGGGCCATGATCACGCAGGGGCTGATGTCGCAGGACGAGTACGACCAAGAATGGTTCCTGTCCACGGATGCCGCGATCAAAGGCCAGTGGTACGAACGCGAACTCGCTGCAATTCGCAAGGATGGCCGGGTGTGCGCGGTGCCGTATGACCCGGCGCTGCCGGTGGACACGACGTGGGATCTGGGCACCAACGACGCAACGGCGATTGTGTTCAGCCAATCCACGCGGGCAGGCGAGGTCCGCGTGATTGACTACTACGAGAACAACAACGAGGGCATCGCTCACTACGTGCAAGTGCTGAAGGAACGCAATTACACGTATGGCGACCACTGGGCACCGCATGATGTGCGGCACCGCGAGCGGTTTAGCGGTAAGTCTACGCTTGAAATGGCGGCGGGGTTGGGGCTGAGATTTAAGGTTGTGCCTGACCTGGGCGTGCTGGACGGGATCAATGCTGTTCGGGCGTTCCTGCCGCGCTGCTGGTTCGACCAGCGCAAGACGGAACGGCTGGTGGAGTGTCTACGGAACTACCGCAAGCGCAAGAACACCACGCTGGACGAGTTCACGTCTGAGCCGGTCCACGATTGGGCCAGTCACGGCAGCGATGCGATGCGCTACCTGGCTGTGAGGCACCGCACGCCACAGGAAGCCGCCAAGCCTGCCCAGCCCTACGTGCCCGCGTCGGTGTGGGGCTAATCGGTACATCAACCCTTGCCCACTGCAGCCACGGGCCGCACACTGCGAGTGTGAGGGCCAAGCTGCGCCGTCTGTTTGCCCGCATCCTCCCGAGCATCCGTGAGGTGCGCCGGCCCTCGCCTTCTGTGCAGCGCGAGGTTGATACGCAGGCGTTGGCAGAACAGGCGCTGCGCGAGGTAGCGCTAGCCCGCTACCGCCGTCTGCAGTCTAACGCGGAGTGAGCATGGCGAAGTCCAAGCCGAAGCAGCCGCCGCCCAAGGTCAGCAAGGATCGGCCGCAGTCCGACACCGAAAGCCACGCCTACAACTGGAAGCAGCGGGCCGGTCTGAAGCGGGGGAGCTGTTGATTCAGACCGCTGCCGGCCTGTACGTGCCTGACACCGCGCTGCCCGTGGAAGTGTGGCGGCGCGCTGATTGGAAGGCCGTGGATGCTGCGGCCAAGGCGCTGGCTGACCGTGGGTGCAGTCTGCAGATTGCGTGCAGGGTGTGCGCGGAACCGATGGCGATGCAGCCCGGCCCAGACGGGGATAAGCGGCTGCGCTGTGGTTGCAAGGAACGCCGGTTGTCGAGGCTGTGATGGCTGATCAGGCAGAACAGAAACGCGCCGGCACGCCAGCCTCCGACGAGGCGTTGCTGCAGGAGATCCGCGACCGGTTCACGACGGCCAACGATGCGTGGCGTGAGATCCGCGAGGAAGGGCAAACGGATCTGCGCTACATCGCGGGTGACAGTTGGGAGCCGAAGGACCGCAAGCAGCGTGAGGACGCGGGACGCCCGGCGCTGTGCCTGGACGAACTCAACCAGTACGTCAACCAACTGATCAACAACGTCCGTCAGAACAAAAAGGGCATCAAGGTCAACCCCAAGGGCAGCGGGGCAGACGACAAGACCGCCGAACTGCGCGAGAACATCATCCGGGGCATCGAGTACGAGTCGCGGGCGCAACAAGCCTACATCTGCGCGCTAGAAAACGCGGCCCAGCGCGGGTATGGCTTTTTGATGGTGGAGGCGGAATACCTGCCGAAGTCGGCGCACCAGCGGCTCAAGATCACGCCGCTTCCGAACCCGGACCTGGTGACGGTGGACCCGGACGCCCTGCGCCCGGACAGCGCCGATGCTCAGTATGCGTTCGTCCATGAGCGGTGGACCTATGCCAAGTTCCGCAAGCGGTTCAAGGATGCCTTGATCCGGGACTTCGACGCCGAGATGGCGAACAAGTACCCGCAGTGGCTGGGCGCGGAATACGTCACGCTGGCGAACTATTGGCGCATTGAGTACGAGCGCAAGAAGCTGATGCTGGTGCAGCCACCGGCCCCGCCAGCCCCAACGATGCCCGTGCAGGCGTGGCCCCCGATGGCGCAGCCGCAGCCGGTGCCGCCGCCGCAGCCCGCCCCGCAGCCGTTCTACGCCTACGAGGATGAGCTAGACCAGATCCCGCCCGGGTCTACGGTGACGTTTGCGCGTAACGAGGACGTGCCGAAGGTGCAGATGTATCTGACCAACGGCGTCGAGATCCTTGAGCGCACGGACTGGCCGGGCCGCTACATCCCCATCGTCAGCCTGTACGGCAAGGTGCTGTTCGTGGATGACGACGGCGGCGCACAGCGCAAGCTGGTGTCGCTGGTGCGGCTGGGCCGCGACGGTCAGATGCTCTACAACTACTACCGCACGACGGAAGCGGAGTTGGTGGGCATGACGCCGCGCGTGCCGTTCGTTGGCTACGAGGGGCAGTTTCGGGGCCATGAGCAGGACTGGCAGGCCGCGAGCCACCAGCCCAAGGCGTATCTCGAAGCCAAGCCCACCATCGAAGAACTGCCCGGCCAGGTGCTGCCACTGCCATCGCGCCCCGCCTATGACCCGCCGATTGCTGCGCTGGAGGCTGGGGCTGAGGCTGCGCGCCGGGCCATCCAAGCGGCCATTGGCGCGTCACCGCTGCCCACGATGGCCCAGCGGCAGAATCAGAAGTCGGGGATTGCGCTGCAGCAGATCGAACACAGCACGCAGGTTGGTAGCTTCCACTTTATCGACCACTTTGACGAGATGCTGGCCCAGACCGGACGCATCCTCGATGACTTGCTGCCGACCTACTACGAGTCCGGGCGCGCGGTGAGCGTGCGGAAGGCGGACGACAGCGCCGCCGTCGTGCAGTTGGGCGGGCAGGCCAACATCGGCGATGGGGATCACGAAGTCACCATCAGCACCGGCCCGTCGTTCGACAGCCAGCGCGAAGCCGCTGACGCGTTCGTGGACACGCTGGCCTCGATGCCGCCGGTGTTCGGGCAGATCGCCGACCTCGCCGTCAAGCTGAAGAACCTCGGGCCGATTGGCGACCAGATCGCTGACCGCCTCACGCCGCCGCAGTATCGGCAGCAGGGCGGGGAGCAGGGGCCGCAGCAGGTCGCGCAGATGCAGCAGATGCTGCAGCAGGCGGCACAGCAGACGCAGGCGCTACAGGCCGCGCTGGGCGAGATGAGCCAGAAGCTGAACACGAAGGAACTGGAGCGGCAGACGGATTTGCAGAAAGCGCAGATCGACCAGCAGACGCAGATCGAACTGCAGCGCATGAAGGACGCCACCCAGATCGAGGTCGCCAAGATCGCGGCCGGCGCGAAGACGCTGGACAACAGCACCAAGCTCGAATCGCAGGCCTTGAAGGTCAACGCGGACGCGCTGGAAGGTGACAAGGACCGGCAGCACGAACTGGTCTTGACCACCGTCAAGCAGCAGCACGCCGAGGACATGGCCGAGCGTGGCGTGGCGGCGGATGCGGACGAGGCCGACCGGCAGCGCGGGTTCGAGGCGCACCAGTCAGCGGCCGACCGTGACGCAGCGGAACGGCAGTCACAGCAGCAGATGGCCGCGCAGCAGCAGCAACAGCAACCCAAGGAGTCCGATAGCGAGTAAGCGAACTCTCGTCACGCGCTAGGCCGGCCAGCCGAAACCGGGACGCCCATCCCGGCCGCGCGAGACACAGGGGCGAACGCATTAGGGCGGCGTTCTGTCGTGGTGAACCCACGGTAGACGCCGCCCTTTTCGTTTGCCCGCAACCACTGGAGAAGACATGGCCGAGAACGACGTAGCAGCGGAATCGTCCCCCGCCACTGACGCCCCGGTTGCCGAGCGCAGCGGGAGCGAAGTGCTGTCGAGCCTGACGACGGAGCAGTACCGGCATTGGGAATCCACGGGCGAACTGCCCACGGAAACCCCGGCCGAGGCTCCGCTGGCGGAATCGTCACCCGCCGATCAGACGGAGCAGGCCAAGCCTGCCGAGTCTACCGAACCGCCTGCGGCTGGCGCACAGCCGCGCAAGGGCAAGGATGCCGAGTCACGCAAGGCCCAGCTCGCCGCCGAAGTCAAGGCGGCGCTGGCGCAGCGGGAACAGGTTCGCCGTGAACTGGCCGAGGAACAGGCCGCGCTGAACGCGATCCGCGAGCAGCGCCGGTCGGGTGTGGCTGCGCCACAGCAGCCGCAGGCAGCGTCACCCACTGCCACGCCTCAGCCGCCATCCGGCGACCGCGAACCGCAGTTGGCGGACTTCGAGAACGGGCAGCACGCCGATCCCTACACGGCCTATCTCCGTGCGCTGGGACGGTGGGAAGCCCGGCAGGAGTTCGCGCAGCAGGAACGGCAGCGCATCGAGCGGGAACAGGCGCGGGCGGCTGAGGCGGAAACGCAGCAGCGGTTCAGCAAGTTCCAGCAGCAGATGGATGCCGCGTCCACAGCAGACCCGGAATTCCTCGCCACCCTCAGTCCAGACGTGCTGGCGCTGCGGCCGTTTTCGGCCCTCAAGCCGAACGAACAGCCCGGCCCCATGAACGCGCTGGCTGAGGAGGTTGTGTCATCCGACATCGCGCCGCAAGTGCTGCGGCATTTCTCAGACCACCCCGCCGAGTTGCAGCGGTTCGGGCGCATGACGCCCCGGCAGTTGCTGGTGGAGTTCGGGCGGCTGGAGGCGCGGCTGTCCGTGTCTCAGCCGGCTGCACCCGCTGCGCCTGCTCAGGGCACGCCCGCGCCGAAGTTGCCGTCAGCCCCGCCCCCGCCGACCACGTTGGGCCACAAGCCCGCGACGGCGGCGATGGACGAGGCAGCGGACGCGCTGCGCCGGGGGGATTTCGCCGCCTATGAACGCGCCACGAATGCGCGAGAGACGGCGGCACACAGGTAACAGGCATGGCGACCAATCAGTTTCTGTACTCCGATTGGCTGTCGATGGAGGGGCTGCGGCTCCTGAAGAACAAGCTTCAGGTCGCGCAGTTCTTCAACACCGACTACAACAAGGAGTTCACGAAGGAATTTGCGGTGGGCGAGACCGTCCGCATCAAGTTCCCGCAGCGGTTCACGATCCGCGATGGCATCGGATACGTTCCGCAGGCCATCAACCGGCTGAACACCACGGTCACCGTCGATCAGATTTTCGGCGTGGACTTCGAGTGGGATTCGGTTGAACAGGCTCTCAAGCTGGAGCGCGGCCAGGACGCGATCAAGCGCGAGTACCTCGAACCGGCCATGGCGCAGATCGCGCAGGAGATCGACTCCCGCTGCGCGCTGTTCGCCAAGAACAACACGCCCAACATCGTCGGCGCGCTGGGCACGGACCCGACCGCGTTTTCGACGTTCAATCAGGCGCGGCAGCGCATGGTCGAACTGGCCTGCCCGCCCGGTGGCAAGCGAGGCATGATCATCCCGCCCAGCGTGAACACGTCGCTGGTCAACGCGGCGGTGCAGTACTTCAACCCGGCTGACGCCATCTCCAAGCAGTACAAGGAAGGCAGCATCGGGCGCAACAGCGGTTTCGACTGGTACGAGTCGATGTCGCTCTACTCGCACACGGCGGGCACCATCGCGGGCACCACGTTCACGGTGTCGGGCGCGGGGCAGTCGGGCAGTTCGCTGGTCGTGACGCTGGGCGCGGGTGACTCCTTGGCGGTCGGCGACGTGATCAGCATCGGCAGCGTCTACCCGGTCAACCCGATGACGCGTCGGCGCACGCAGTCCTCGACCACCAAGCAGTTCGTGGTCACCAAGGCCATCAATTCGGCCACGGGTGGCGCGGGCGCTGACACGCTCTCGATCTACCCGCCCATCTATGGGCCGGGTTCGCAGTACCAGAACGTGGACGCGCTGCCGGCCGATGGCGCGACCGTGACGGTGTTCGCGGGCACCACGGCCCCGGCGGGCAAGTCGGGCATCAACGGCCTCGCGATCCATGAGGATGCCTTCGCGCTGGTCGGCGTGAAGCTGGAGACGCCCAAGGCCGTCGAACTCGCCACGCAGACGCGCGATCCCGAGACGGGCATCAGCCTGCGGTTCGTCCGCCAGTTCGATTCGATCCAGTCGAAGATGGTCAACCGCTTTGACGTGTTGATGGGCTTCGGTGTCCTCTACGCCGACAACTGCGCCGTGCGCGTGCTGTGCGCGTAAGGAAGGAGAACATCACATGAAGCGCATCATCCTGCTGTCGCTCGTTCTCGCGCTGGCCCTCGCGGGCAGCGCCTACGCTCAGACCGCGCCGACCAAGACGACGCTGGCGGCGGCGGTGTCTGACACCTACTCGACGACCGTCACGGTCACGTCGGCTACCGGCTTCACGGCTGGGACCACCTGGCTGTACGTCAACACCGAGCAGATGCTGGTCCGGGCCGTCAGCGGCACCACGATCAGCGTCGTGCGCGGCGTAAACGGCACCAAGGCCATGCCGCACATGAGTGGTGCGGTGGTCTACGTGGGACCGGCCACGCTGTATCGGCAGTTCGATCCGTCAGGCGCCTGCACCAGCACGAACGAAGTGTATCTGCCACAGATCGCTCCGGCCTCGGGCTACTTCTGGAACTGCCTGAACTCGCGGTGGCAGGGCGTGTATCTGGGCGACGCCCGTATCGAGGGCCGTCTGCCGCGTACGCCCGTGAGCAACGCGGCCTATACCATCCTGCCCACGGATGTCGTTGTGGCGATGACCTCGCTGACGGCGGCGCGGACGCTGACGCTGCCGAGCGCGTCAGGGCTGGGTGGCAAGTACTACGTGGTGGTGGACGAGTCCGGTCAGGCCGGGAGCTACACCATCACGATCTCGGGGACCATCAACGGCTCCGGGTCGGGCACGACGATCAACACCGCGTACGGCGCGGTGCGGCTCTACTCGGACGGGTCCAACTGGTTCAAGTGGTAGCCGAGCGATGAGACGGCGCGGCGTGGTTGCTGCGGGGTTGGCGTGCCTGCTGATGGTGTGGGGCATCCGCACATACACACAGGCGTTGACCTGGCAGGACGACGCGGCCTTGTGGGGCCACGCCGCGCGCATTTCACCGAACCTCCCTCGCCCGTGGATCAACCTCGCGATTGCGCTGGAACGGGACGAACGGCCAGCGGAGGCGCGGTGGGCGTATCAGCGGGCGGCGGATCTGGCGTTGACGCGGGTAGACCTGCCGGCGCGTGAGCGGCAGGAGAACGTGGCGGCGGCGTTGACCAACCTTGGGCGGCTCCAAGCGCGTGACGATCTCGCGTTGGGGCTGCAGACGTTGCACACCGCCGTCCACCTGTTTAGCGGCTTCGCGCCGGCCCGGCTTGAGCGGGCGATTCTGCTGGGCCGGGCGGGTTCGTGCGAGGCGGCGCGGTGGGATCTGGACGCGGTGCAGGCGCTAACGGGGCAAACCGTGGGGGTGCGATGCGCTGGGCGGTAGCGGGCCTGATCGTGCTGGCGGTGCTGACCGTGGCGGCGTATGGCCCCACGCGGGCGGCATCGTTCGTGTACGAGGACGCCGTGTATCTCGGCGGCACCGATGGCCGCACGCTGCACAACGCCACCCAATGGCTGCTGTATCAGCCGTGGAAGCCGTCGCGCAAGCTCACCGAGTGGACGTGGACACTCACTGGCCCGGACCCGGTGCGGGCGCATGGGCTGAGCCTGCTGATTCATCTGGCCAATGGGCTGCTGCTGTTCTGGGTGGTGCGGCGGTTTGCCGGCGTGGGGTGGTCGCTGTGTGCGACCGGCCTACTGTGGCTGCATCCACTGGCGGTGGAAGCCGTGGCGTATGCGGCGGGGCGCGGCGATCTGCTGGTGACGCTGGGATGCCTGCTGGCGCTGGCCGGCGTGCTGCGGGTGCGGCGACCGTGGATGGCGTGGCCGGTGATGCTGGCCGGTCTGTTCGTGGCCTGGACGGGCAAGGAAAGCGGTGTGGTGGTGCTGCCGCTGGGCGCGGCCGCGCTGTGGCTGCGGTGGGGCCGTGCGGGGCGGCTGCTGCTGGCGTGTGGCGCGGCGTGCGGGGCGGTGCTGGCGGTGCGCGTGGTGCCGGTGGCGCTGCACGCGGTCAACGCCTCGATTGCGGCGTCGGCGGGCTACCGCGATGGGCTGGCGTGGTCGTGGTGGGGCTGGGCGCTGGTGCAGATGGGCGCGGCCGGGCTGTGGCTGTGGCATCTGGTGATGCCGGTCGGGCTGTCGGTGGAACAGGACGCGGTGGGGCTGTCGGTGGCGGTGCCGGTGCTGGCGTGTGTGGCGTTCGCGGTGATGCTGGTTTTGGCATATCGCGTGCGGCACACACAGCCAGCGGTGGTGCTGGGGCTGCTGGCGTGGATTGCCCGGAACGTGAAGATCCTGAAAAAAACCCTACCCCGTTAAAGGAGCGTGCCCCATGGAAACCCCGATGGCCCAGTTATCCACCACCTTGTCCCTGGCCAAGAACATCGCCCAGATGCTGGCGGTCTCGGCGTTTATCGCCATCCTCTGCCGAGGGTTGTTCGATACCCATTTCTGGAACGAGCA